TATGGCAGTATTAACAAGTGATAGTAGAACGGGTAATGGTCAGAAAAAAACCAGACAAGGTAAAGGAAAGAATACCAAGTTTGGAACGAAACCACAAACACACTTAGGAGCAGTTCCTAAGAAAACTTTGAACAGATATAAGAAAAGGAGATAGTATGGTAGAAATGACTGGTGTATTAGCGAGTGTAATTTTATTTAACTTAATAGTTAATAGATAAACAGATATGGGGCTGTAGCTCAGTTGGAAGAGCGACGCACTTGCACTGCGTAGGTCGCGGGTTCGATTCCTGTCAGCTCCACAAACATATAAAAGGAGATAAACATGCAAGAAATATTATTAGTATTATTAGGTTTTTGTATTGGACTGGTTATAAACAGAGGTCTGAGAAAAATTAACCTTTAAATTAAACACTTATAGGTAGTTCGGAAATGATTGGAAAACCGATTAAATAATTCCACACCTTGTCTGAACAAGACTTGAATGCTATTCTTCAAGGACATAACAAAGCTTCTATAAGTAATGCTCCGGTCGTCTAATGGTTAGGACATATGGTTTTCATCCATAAAATCGGGTTTCGACTACCCGTCGGAGTACAAACGCTTCCATAGCTCAGTTTGGTAGAGCATCTCATTTGTAATGAGAATGTCGTGGGTTCAAATCCTACTGGAAGCTCGGTAAGTTGGCTGAGCGGTTAAAAGCATCAGACTGTAAATCTGACTCTCGTATGAGATACGGTGGTTCAAATCCATCACTTACCACAACGGCGTGTTGACAGAATGGCAATGTCGTGGTTTGCAAAACCATTGTTCGTAGGTTCGATTCCTACACACGCCTCATAAGAAAAGGAAAAACTAAAACTCAAACCTTAAGGAGATTACAATGAGTAAATTAGATGAGTTATATTCACAACTGAATGATTTGTTTACAGACTTTTCAACGAATCATCAAACTAACTTAAATACTGGAAACAAAGCCGCTGGAACGAGAGCTCGTAAAGCGATTGGTGAAGTAAAAAAGTTAGTTACTGAGTATCGTAAAGCTTCAGTTGAAGAAAATAAATAATGAAACATAGTCGAACACCATTAAGATATGCAGGTGGTAAGTCCAGAGCTTATGGATTTATCTCAACTTACATTCCATTTTGGCCTAAACCTAAACGAATTATATCGCCATTTATTGGTGGTGGTTCGTTAGAGGTTCGTTGGGCTAATGAATTGGATATTGAAGTTATTGGATATGATGTGTTCGATATGTTGGTTAATTTTTGGGAAGTTCTTTTATCACAACCACAAGAGTTGTCAAAGGAACTTTCCAAGATTACCCCTGATGATAAGACTTATAAAGAAGTAAAAGAAATTCTTATGTCATTAGATAAAACACAAGATATGCTAGCAGATTGGAAAACAGATTCTTACAAACGAGACAATGTGATATCGTTATCTGATTTAGAAAGAGCTTCTCTTTATTACTTTAACCACAATACTTCTTATGGGCCGGGTTATCTCGGTTGGGGTAGTTCAGTATATTTACAAGCAGATAAGTGGAAACAAATGTGCAAAAACATCAATAACTTTTTGTGCCCCAATTTATCAGTTCAACAAGCAGATTATAGAGATGTGATACCTAATCACAAAAAAGATTTATTATATTTAGACCCACCTTATTATTTGGAACAAGACAAAGACAACAAGATGTTCAATGGTATTTATCCAATGAGGAATATACCCGTTCATCACGACGGATTTGACCACGAGAAGTTGAGAGATATGTTATATGACCACGAAGGTTCATTTGTTCTATCATATAATAATTGTGAAACCATTAGAGAATGGTATAAAGATTTTCACCAAGTATTTCCTAAATGGAATTATTCTATGGGAACGGGTGAAACGAGAATAGGAAAAAACAGAAAACAGATGGGAATCAGTAATCAAAAGGATTCTCACGAAATACTTATTATAAAGGAGTAATAATGAAAAGAAAAAAAACAGCAATAGTTAGTGGATACTTTGACCCACTACACATAGGACACTTAGAATACTTTAAATTAGCTAAAGAATTAGCAGATGAGTTGGTGGTTATTGTAAATAATCGTGAACAATGTTTGTTAAAGAAAGGTGATGAATTTATGATAGAACACGATAGATTAGAAATCGTATATCATTTAGATATGGTTGATGAAGCTATCATATCAATTGATGAAGATAAGTCAGTATGTGAAACTATTAAGATGATTCACAGATTTAAACCTATGGACAAACTAATATTTTGTAATGGTGGTGATAGAGATGCTTCAAATTCACCAGAAGTAAAAGTATGTGGTGAATTAGGAATTGATTTTCAACAAGGTCTTGGAAAGAAAATTCGTTCATCATCAGAATTTAGTGGATTAGTCGAATATGATGAACCAAATGCATTTCGTAGATAGTGAAAAGGTATAACCAAACAACCAAAACACCAGAAGATGAACTATTGTGTTTGACATATGTGTCTGAGTATAATGGTTCACCTAAACCAAGCATATTTCATTCAGTTCCAAGTGAAGGCGGAGAGTATGTAAATATGTATGGGTTACCAAGTGATAGAAAACATTTGATAGAAACCAAAGAAGGTGATTTAGTGGGTATTTGTGATAAAACAAATAAACTTTGTAGGTTCAATGTTATTGATGATACTTATGTAGTACAGATACCAAGTATATTGAAATTGAAAGCAGAAGTAGACAAAATACCAGATGTTCCATTTAATCCAAAAAACTTGTGGAAGTATAGAATCCATAAAAAGAAATTAAACAAAAACGAATATTGAAATAAAATCACAATTTAGATAGGAGAATGCAATGAGTAAGAAGTTTGAATACAAGTCAAAATTATTTAGAAAGATTCACCAACTACAAAAAAGACTGACTAGGACTAAACAGAATCCAGGTCATTCACAAGATAAAGTTTCGTTTAGAGAACGACTGATAAAGAAATACATAAACCGTATTAGAGAAAAATAGCTCTTGACAAACAACAAAAAAAGTATTATATTATAATTGTAAGTTTTATATGATTAAAATAGCTTGATTGTTTAGGCGTATTAACATATACTTATTGATATATGGTTAGTAATGTTCACCATTAAAAGTAACATTTATAAAAGAGGTAGAACCTCATAAACATAGGAGTCTATAATGACTAAAAAAGAAAAGAGAGAGATACTCAACAAACTAATCAAACAATCAGCACCAGACTGGTTAACAGAAGATGAATATGGAAAATATCTTAAAAATTATCCATCTTTAAAACAATCATTTAATACAGAACAAATTATAAAAAATATTGGATTGATATTTGATGTTGATGTGAAGAATTTAAAACCACACGAATCATATGGTTCATACCAGTTTTCAAGTTCACCAAAACCATTAGTTGACAAATATATAAATGGAGAATTATTTTCTCAACCAGAAACCGGTCAAGACCCAAAGGTTTATACAGCACCAAACCATAGAAGTGCTTGTGAACACGCTGGAAGACATTGGGGTTGGACAATCAGGTATAACAAAGACAATAAAAGAATAAAAAGTGATTCTCAATGGATTAGTTCTGGAACATTTAATATGACAAGATACAACAATGGTAAAGTTGTGTTAGAACCTTGTGATGTTGAGCATCGTCTATGGGGACTAATTGGTTTTCCACTAGGTTTAGTTCAAGTTGATGCTAAACAAAATCTTTGGTATTATAATGAACAATTACCAGAAGAATGGGACGAACAAAATAAAGAATCCGTTAGAGGATTCAAAGTTAACAGAATGTATTTAGAAGACATCATAAAAGAAGCCGAATCAAAAGGAGTTTCAATAACAAAAGATGAAGTATTAAATGATTACTGGTATGGTAATAAATTTAATTTTACAATACTTCCATTTTATAGTCCAGAAGAAACAAAGAACTACTTTAAAGAAGTCAATGTTCATTCACCAAAATCTGATTTACAAATGTTTCATGCAGAAACAAGTAATTTTATGAAGAAGATATTAAGAATGTCATCACCAAAGTATGTTGAGTTTCGAGCTATGGAATCAAACTATCATCCACTATATGAGTTGATGTCAGAAAAAGAAAGAGTTAAATTACAATCTTTAGCTGTTTCAACTATGGTGGGTTGTTTTGTTGACTCTAATAAAAAAGCCGTAGACCTTAGTGATTTTAAATTAATCGAACAATACAACAATAGAAATGCATTTGATAATAAATCTGATGATATAAATTTCTTTGATGAAATTGAAACCCAATTAGATTTTTTATATGATATGATTTCTTCATTAAGAACTACTAAGGAGTCAGAACCTTTTCCTAAAAGACAATATCTTTTACAATTGTTATTAATGAATAGAGATATTGAAGATACACAATTTACTATTAATGACCCAGTAACTTTTGTGAGTTGTTTCAATGAGTTTTATAGAAATAGAGCCGTTGATAATGAGGGGTCTTTAACAAAGTTTGGATTAAATACTCGTAATAGTGGTCAAGGTCAAATGAAACTAGTTTACAGTGAAATTAAGAAAGAGTTTCTAAAAGGTCTTTACAAAGATGAGTATTTAAAAACAATAGGTATAGTTCCAAATCCAACAGGATTAAATAGAACATTTAGTAGAGAAGTCATATTAGATTCTTTGGAAGATAACAACCACTACGATATTGACGGAAACAAATTACTATCAACACCAGTTGGTGGACATATAATTTCAGATATGGAATTAAGTCGTATGACTGATGAAGAAAGAAATAAAGCTTTTCAAGAAGAAGGTCTTGGTGATGTATTTGACTTTGATACGAATTGTAGAGCTATGAGTCAACACCATAATTTAAGAATGGGAGTTTTAAGACTTTCTGAATATATGAAGGTTATACATAAAGATGATAATGTTGTTCGCGAAACAAGAAATAAAAAGTATCAAGAACTTAATAATAAACAAATATTATAAAAAGCTCTTGACATACGACAATTAATTTTGTATATTAATGTTGTATACGGGAGTATAGCTCAATTTGGTAGAGCAGGAGCCTTTTAAGCTCTTGGTTCAAGGTTCGAGTCCTTGTGCTCCCACTATGAAACATAAAGATGTAACATACAATGACAAACCATATCGTGAAGAAACTAAACGACTATGGAAAGATATGGGTTCTAATGATAGGTTAGTAAATGGACCAGTAAAAGATGTGGACTTGGTTTCTACTTCTTATGATGTTGAAGTAGCATTTACTACTATCCAAGATAACAGAAGAACCGAGTGGAGAATTGAAGATAGAAAATTAAGATATTGGAAAAGAAAAAAACCTTGTCATTATGTTTTGTTTAATAAACAAAAAACAAAATGTATTGCTGTATCTGATAAAAAAATGAGAACTTGGATAAATAAATATGATGTTGAATACAGAGATTGTAATGGTTGGAAACCAGAATATTGTAATTTTCTAATTGTTCCATTAACAGAACGAGTTACAAAATTTAAAAAGATAAATAACAAATGGACTAAATGTGATTGATAAGTGCATAAAATGTGATACTAAAATACCTGATGAAAGAGTTCATCTTGGGTATCGTGAATGTGTTGAGTGTTCATCAGTAGAAGCTTATTCAGCACATATTGTATATCCACACAAGACTGGAGCATTTATACAACCAGTATCGTCAGAAACAAAAAAGAATTTAGATAGATTAGATAGAAGAGCTGTTAAAGTTGGTGGTAAGATTAATGCACCAAAAGCTCGCGAGTGGAAAATGTCAGAACCTATACCACAACCAAAAACAAAAAAACAATCAAAGGTTGTAAGATATAACCATAAGAAGTTTTCTGATGTTTTTATAAAGTGTAGAGATACTTATAAACAAAGTGGTTATGATAAATCATTAGAATTTTTATCTGAGTTATTTAAAACAAATAAAATTAATTTAACAACGAAACAAAATTGTGTAAACTACTTAACCACAATACATATGTTAAATAGAAAACAAAGAAAGTTGGTATTAAAATGATGTATAATGAAGATGATAGAGCACAAAGACTATTAGATGTCTTTGATACTTTACCAGGACAAGTAAATGTTTCGTATGTAAATAATACGAGTCATATTGTAGCATGGCATAAACATAATCTACAAACAGATTATTGGGTATGTATAAAAGGTTCATTTAAAGTAGGATTAGCAACAGAAGAAGATGGTTGTAAGTTTGAATATCTTTCAGACAAAAATCCAAGAGTATTAGAGATAACACCAGGTATTTATCACGGATATAAAGCATTAGAACCAGGTTCTATATTATTATATTATGTAACAAGAAAGTATGATGTAGAAGATGAGATACGAGTACCGATAGGACACTTCGGGGAAGAATGGGAAACAGAAAATAAATGAACAAGAGTTGGTTAAGTATAGATTGGTTTAAAAGAAAGGCACTACACGAGTATCAGAATGGTGGTAAAGATAATGCTTTAAAATATGTAGAACACCTATCTGAAGTTGTAAGTGATAGTGATTATGTAGAACTAATACAATACATCAAAGAATTAAAACCAGAAGATACAAATCCTGACAAATCAGAGGAAGATAGATTATGGCGAATTTAACAGGTTGGATAATACATAAAAAAGAATTGGGTGAGAACCACGAAGTCAAAAGACTTGTAGATGAATTTGAAAAACAAGGAGTAGATATTCGTGTAGTTAATCCACAAGATGTAGATATCTTTGTAGACAGAGATGATAGAAAATCTATTATCGTTGATGGTAAACCAAGAAAATTACCTGACTTTGTATTTCCAAGAACAGGTTCTGGAACAACTTACTTTATTAAAGCCATTATTAGACATATGGAAAGACTAGGTGTTGTGATGATTAACGGAAGTGATGCTATAGATAATGTTAAAGACAAATTATATTCACAACAGATTCTTGGACAATCAAATTTACCAGTTCCAAAGACTATGTTGGTAAAACATCCTATTAACCTGGAACTAGTAGAAAAGAATTTAAACTATCCAATGATAGTAAAAACTTTAAGTGGTTCATATGGTAGTGGAGTATTTTTAGTTGAGGACAGAAAACAATTTAGACAACTGATGAAAATGGCAGAATTAACTAAACCAAGTTATAATATTATTTTACAAGAGTTTATTCAGGATTCTTACGGAAAAGATTTAAGAGTATTAGTAGTAAACGGAAAAGTCGTAGGTTGTATGATGAGACAATCAGTTGACGGAGATTTTAGAGCAAACTTAACTCGTGGTGGAGAAGCGATTCCTTATCAAGTTGATGAAGATATCGAGTGGATAGCAGGTGAGTGTTCTAGATTATTAAACTTAGATATTGCAGGAGTAGACTTATTATTTAATGATGGAAGTTATACGATTTGTGAAGTAAATTCTGCACCAGGGTTTGAAGGTATGGAAAAGTTTACGAAAGTAAATGTTGGGGAAAAAATAGTAAATTATGTGGTGAAAAAAATTGGGAGTTGACGGGGTATATCATTCTTCCTTTTTATTATTACCAAAGGTAAATATCGGGAAAAAAAATAAATGAACAAGCTTTTTTTAACAATCGTAATATTAATTATAAGTAATATTTTAGCGTGGTATCAATTAAACGCACAATTCAAATGGACTGAAAGTACATTTTGGAACAATCCATATTATATGTCAATATTCGGGATACCAGTTGGATATGCTTTTTTTATAGCAACAAAATTATGTTATGAGTATTTTGGTTTCACTTGGAATATGCGTATGATAGGATTCGGAGTAGGAACAATTGTGTTTGGTATTATGAGTTGGACTATGTTAGATGAAATACCAACACTAAAAACTTTTATATGTATTATATTAGCAATAGCAATTATATTAATTCAAGTAACAAACTTAGTGGAGTAAGATTATGGCAGACAAAGAGATAGCATTTAGACAACCACCAGGAGATAGGTGGAAAGTAGAGGGTTCAGATGTATTGTTTACATCTTTAACAGAAGCACTTAATTCAATTTATTTACAATACAAGGTATCAGATTTTCACATTGATGCTAAAAAAGGTGTGATAATGATTGATGACGGGGTAGAAGTTGAACCAGTAATAGAAACATACGACTTATACGGAGAGAGATAATGAGAATAGGAATTGATGTAGACGGAGTGTTAAGAGACTTCATAGCAGCTTTTAAAAAGGTTGTTGGACAAGAACACCCTGATGTTGTGTTCCCGGAAATTATATCGTCTTGGAAATTTGAAAACGATATAACCGGATTAACAAGAGATGAACTAAAAGAAATTTACAAACATAAATTTTCAAGAGAATGTTTTGAAGAAGCACTTCCTTTTCCAGAAGTAGTTCCGGCCTTTTGGACACTTGAAAAATGGGCAGAACAAAACGGACACGAGTTAATTATCGTAACATCTCAATTCAAAGGAAACTTTCATCACACTTTAACTTGGTTAGGTAAGTATGGTTTAAATCCAAATCAAGTTATATTTGAGAAAAGTAGATTTAAATGGATACACGATATAGATTATTTAATTGATGATTCACCCGTCAATCACAAACATTGGGTTGAAAACAGAGAAGACAAAGATAACTTTATTGTGTTTAATAGAGAGTATAATAAAGATGTAGATTCTAAATACAGAATTAATCATTTGTTAGAAATTAAAAACATTATAGAAGTAGGATAGTATGAAATTAAAATTGAAACAAGAAGACTTTAAATTTATAACAATTGGATTTCTACCAACACTATTAGTTTTATATGTTATATATTTAATAGCATATTTCTTTTGGTGGATACCTTTTTTAATAGTATTTCCAGCATTAAGTTGGTTTTTAGGAACACTATTAGAAGAACAAGTTATGGTAGTTATTTATTGGATTGAAAAAAGTTTTAAAAAAGCTCTTGACAAACGAAAATAAATAGGTTATATTATAAGTATGAATTTAGGTTACGCATGTATCAACACAGAATTAAGTTCTCGTAAGGGTGATGATAGAATTACCACGAATAGAACAATGATTAAAAGAACTTTCCAAGAGAAAGGTTTGGACTATACATCAGAATTAGTTCTAAAAAATGTAACAGACTTATATTCTATTATAGAGTGGAACGAACAAAACAATATTAAGTTCTTTCGTTTATCATCAGAAATGTTTCCTTGGGCTTCTGAGTATTACCAAGATTGGAATAACTTTCCAAACATTGATAAGATTAAAAACATACTACAAGATTGTGGAGATTTAGCAACAAAGTATGGACATAGACTAACTTCACACCCGGGGCCTTTCAATGTATTGGTATCACCAAATGAAAATGTAGTTCAGAACACAATCACAGATTTGACTATCCACGCAGACATATTTGACTTTATGGGTTTATCAAGAACACCATACAACAAACTCAATATACATTGTAACGGGGTATATGGTGATAAGGAGTCAGCATTAGATAGATTTTGTAAAAATTTTGAACAACTACCAGAGTCAGTTCAAACAAGACTTACCGTAGAAAACGACGACAAAGCTTCTATGTATTCAGTAAAAGATTTATACGAGGGTATTCACAAAAGAATTGGTATTCCTATTGTGTTTGATTACCACCACTTTAAGTTTAATACAGGTGGACAAACAGAACAAGAAGCCTTAGAAATGGCTCTATCAACTTGGCCAAAAGATATTGTTCCAGTAGTTCATTATTCAGAATCAAAAGCAGAACATCAATTAGATGAGTCAATTAAACCACAAGCACATTCTGACATAATAAATGAACTTCCTAATACTTATGGAAAAGAGGTAGATGTAATGGTGGAGGCTAAACACAAGGAATTAGCGATACAACCATTTATAAAGGAAAGTTATGAAAAGTAAAATAAAAACTTGGAGTATTGGAGAAGGTCAATGGAAAATGCATATACCTAGTTGGGAAATCTATAAAGAAATTAGAGATACTTTAAAACTTAAAAGAGATAGAAAGTTCAAACCGGCTGTTTATATGAGAGAGGGTGATGATATTGCCTGGGACATTGAATTGAATAAAGAACAATTAGAAAAAGCCAAGAAAATAGTAAAGAAATTTAAATAGAGGTTATATGATAAAAGAAATTGTAGTATATCCAAATGATATATTAACTACACCAACAAAGAAAACAGACTTAAAGACTGCTCAAAAATTAGCGGTTGAGATGTTTAAAACCTTAAAACAAGAGGGTGGATTAGGATTATCAGCAAATCAAATCGGAGAAGATAAATCAGTTTGTGTTGTTGATGTTACGAATCCTTTTTTCTTATTGAATCCCGTTATTGTTAAAAAACAAAAAGAAATAATTTATAAAGAAGGTTGTTTGTCTATACCGGACAAAATGGTTACGACAAAACGATACGAGAGAATTGAAGTTGAAGCAGACAATGTTGAGGGAACAATGATATTTGGTCCAGAAAAAGATAATCAAGTTGATAATGATTTACTAATATTAGAATCAGTTTGTGTTCAACACGAGATAGACCACTTAAATGGTAAGACTATTTACGATAGAGAATTTAAAAGAGAAAGTTTTCGTAGAACCGAATTAAAGATTGGTAGAAACGAAAAAGTTACAATTACGAAAGACAAAGAAACTTTAACAATGAAGTATAAAAAAGCTATTCCTTATTTGGAGAAAGGTTGGATTATAAATGGAAATTGACAAACAACAAGTATTAGAACTACTTTATGATGCGATTGAAAGAGAAGATTGGTCATTAGTAGAAGAAGCAACAAGAGTTATCAAAGGTGAGTCAGAATATGATGAATTTGAAACTGATGACGAAATTGACATATATTAATATTTAAGATAATAAGAACACAGGAGTTTATTATGAAAAAATATTTTATTATATTTTTAACAATCTTTATGATATTCAATGGATACATCTGGATAGATTTATTTAAAGGATATCGTGAATATTGGTTACAGACAATTGATAGTCTAGAAGACGATAGAGTTAGATTGCAATTAAGAATTGATGAATTAGAAAATGGTTATAAGTTGGACGGACTCGATGTTGTGGTTACGATGTATCACCCAGTCAGACAACAAACCGACAGAACACCAAACATATTAGCAGACGGAACTAAAATCACAATACACAAAGCATCAGAATACAAGTATGTTGCGGTTAGTCGTAATTTATTGAAGCGTTGGGGTGGTTGGTTAGACTATGGTGATTTTATTGTGTTGAGTGGAACAGACGGAAAAGACGGAGTTTACCAAGTTAAAGATACTATGAATAAACGATTTGTAAATCGTATTGATATATTGGAATCACCGGGAACTAAACCATATAAGTTTACAGATGCTAAGATTAAGAAAGCAAATTTAAACGAAGATATTACATTTATTACAAACTAAAAAAAGTTCTTGACATTGGAAAAAATATTTTGTATTTTGACAAAGTTAAATGATATTTATTACTAGTAGAATAATTAACAATTAAAAATTTATTATGAAAACAGGTTATACACACAAACTATACGGAAGACGAATACTACATATAATGTCACCAGTCAGGTGGAAAGGTAGTAAACATATCGTTCACGCAGATTCAAACTACAAGGTAATGGCCAAAACTATTAAATGGTTACCTATGTGTCATCATACCATATTAACCCCTGAAAATCATACAATACCAGATTTAGGAGATAATGTAACATTAGTTCCATTTCCATATGCTCAATCAGTATTGTTCAATCGTGGGTTCTTTCACGGAAGACATTTAGTTAAACATACAGATTGGAGAGCAAAAGATTTTGACTTTGTGTTCAATCATCAACCAGAATTATTATACAATGTTTATAATGCATTATTAACTGGTAGATATGGTATGTCAGTAGAGTCATTTAACTTTTTCCATTGGGTTGATTGTGCAAAAAGTAGACCAACTGGTGGCTATCCTGTTGGATTTTTCAGACAATTAGAAGCCATTGATTTGTCTTATCGTTCTTACTTCCATTGTCCTGTTAGTTTAGATTATATGAAATCTAATTGGGATAAAAATAAACATACATCAAAAGGTGTTGACGAAGAAGTAATGAAAGAAAAAATAAATTACTTTCCATTAGGTGTTGGAGATTTACCTGACCCAGAACCATTTCCATTACCAGATAAAAAGATTTTAGTATTTAACCATAGGTGGAACAACACAACCGGTATAAAAAAATTAATTAAGTTTACAGAAGATTTAGATAGAGATGAGTGGTTAGTTTGGGTAACTGATGATGAAGCTAAAAAACCTAAAGCAGGTGCACCAGCACCAGATTGGATGATGGTTAAGAACTTACCAAGTGGCGGAAACTATCGCTATCTATTGGACAAATGTTTTGCAAGTTTATGTTTAGTAGATGATTATATGACTTGGAATTTATCAGTCCAAGATGCTATTAAAGTTGGTAGACCAAGTTTAACTTATAAACACGATACACACGAGCATGTATTAGGTAAAGATTATCCTTTATACTTTAAAGATAAAAAATCATTTAAAGAAATGTTAGACAATGTATCAGTTGGACAAACATTAGATTGGACTTTACCAGAACACGACAAACAATTTGAAGAAAACTTGGTTGGTGATTTAATTAGTGCACTAGATAGTAAAAAGAAACAAGTTAAGAATACAAAATCTGGTGTAGAGTGGTTGTATCATATTTTACAAGGAAACGGATATAAGAAAAACTTACTTCACAACTCACACCCAAATTTATTTTTAAGCAACTCTTGGGAGAAGATTAGATTGTGGTGTATGAGTAAAGGTGTATTAGATGACCCAACAAAAGAATTTACAAGACTATGGATACCTGATGAAAGACGAGATGAAATACAAAAGATAGTTGATGACGCAGGTGGTCTCGGGGAAAATGGTAAAAAATTAGAACACTCATTAAAAGACCCGACTTTTAATGATAAAGAAAACCAATGGTGGTAAAATGAGAGAACTTACAGCAGAACAAATACAACAGAATTATGATTCATTAATTAATACAATCCAACTTCACATTACTGGTGATAGGAAAGAAAAAGTATTAAAGATGTATGAAGATATGAAAGATAGATTTATGATGGCTCCCGCAAGTGCTAAAGAACACTATCATAACGCAATGTTAGGTGGTTATGTAGACCATATATTAAGAGTAGTAGATTTTTCATTAAAAGTAAAAGAGTTGTGGGAACAAAGTAATTGTAAAATAGATTTTACAGATGAAGAATTAGTATTTTCGGCCTTACACCACGACTTAGGTAAAGTTGGTGATTTAGAAAATGATTATTATATTCCACAAGACAACGAGTGGAGAAGAAAGAATATGGGGGAAATATTTACACACAATCCAAAGTGTGAATATATGTCAGTAACAGATAGAGCTTTCTTTTTACTACAACATTATAATATACCAATTACTAAAAAAGAATTTATCGGAATCAGATTAACAGACGGAATGTATGAAGAAGCAAATAAAAGTTATTTAGTAGCGTATAAATCAGAGTTTCAACTTCGTTCTACAATACAATATATTCTTCATCAAGCTGATATGATGGCCGCTCAGATAGAGGGTCGTTTAACAAAAGAATCAATTGAAAAAGAAGAAACAGAAACATTTGAAAAAATAAAAAACATCAAAGAAGTTTTAGGTAGTAATGATAAACCAGTAGAACTACAAGATAAACCTGGTAAAATATCTAATGACTTATTTGATGAATTATTTGGAGATAAAAAATGATATTAGAAATAACATTAGGATTTTTTGTAATACTTTCAGTATCATTAATTTATGCAGTTTATAACTTATTGGTTAAACAAGAACAACTTGAGGATTGGGTTGAAGATTATATTGATAAGATTAATGAAGTAAATACAAATATTAGAAAGATTGATTACAAAGGATACTTTGAAGTTGATGATGAGGTGGGTCAAGTGTTTGAACAAATAAAACAAGAAGTTCAATCACTTGAGGAATTAACAGAAATTACTGAGGAGAACTAAATGGGCCGTAAGAGAAAAAATTATTACTTTACAGATGTAACAGAAAAAGCAATTATTCGTTATAACAACGAAGAAAGACCTGCTATGAGAAATAGAATATACAACGACCACATAAAAGATGCTTTTGATAAATTATGTGAAAACATAATTCACACATTTAAGTTTTATTATTTTGATGTTTCATCAGAAGAAGTTAAAAATGAAGTAGTAAGTTTTTTAGTTATGAATATGCATAAGTTTACATCAGGTAAAGGAAAAGCATTTTCATATTTTAGTATCGTAGCTAAAAATTATTTAATCCTACATAACAACAACAATTATAAAAAAATGAAAACACACGACAAGATTGATGTTATGGATTGGGATAGAAGTATTCAAACAGAGATTTCTCAAAAAAATACAAACCAAGAGTTTAATGAATTTGTTCAACAGATGTTAGAGTATTGGGATAACAATATGAATGTAATATTTAGACGACAAAAAGATGTAAGAGTTGCTGATGCAGTATTACATATTTTTAGAATCAAAGGTAATATAGAATTGTTTAATAAAAAAGCTCTATACATCTTAATTAGAGAAATGACACAATCAAACACACAACACATTACACGAGTTATCAATGTAATGAAAAAGTATCAGAAAGGTATTTACAAGGAATTTCAAGTAAATGGATTCATTGACACAAAGACCACTGGGTCTTTTGTTATTCATAACTAATAAATATAGATAGTTATTTAGGATTACCCCGCGTATGTGGGGTATATTTGTTCACAATACGGAGGAAACAAACTATGAAAGACATCATTAAATTAATAAAGGGATATGTAGACGACTTAATGTCAGTTCTTATTTCTCTTATTGGCCTGGGTGCCGTTGCAGGAATTATATTCCAAGGCGGATTATTTGGGTTAGATGTTATAGCTAATTTAATGTCACTTGTTAATATGTTTGGTGAAAGCGGTTTTGCTGGTTTCATCACATTAGTGATATTATTAGGTCTAATTCGTAAGTAGGAACGCGAAATAATAAGTAATATTTCCTACATATTACTTAAACTGAAAAGGGGGACAGAGTATTAATTTATTTTGTTCCCTTTTTTTGTTTCCATATATTTATAGTTAAAGGATTATATTATGTCAAACGATTATGAAATATTTAAAGGAAAGTCATTATCGTCGTTGTTTCAAGATATTTACGAAAATCAAAACTACAACAGAAAACAATTAGATGTCTTAACTAAGAACATTACTTCTATGATTAAAGACGGAGATACAGCTGTTCAGATAGTTCCAATGATTAAAGAGTATTTAGAAATCAATGTTCGTAATGATGAGTTATTAGTAAAGTTAGCTAACATTGTTCAGAAAATTATTTCTGCAGAAAGTAAGGGTGAAGCAGAAAGTGAATTTGGTTTATCTGAAATAGAAAAACAAGATATTATGAACACTATATTAGAACACGATACAAAAGATTTGCAAGAAACATCTGATAAAATTAGAAAAGATATAGAATCTAAACAATAAAATGGCCGAAAGAAGAAAAACCAAATCATCAAACATAACAAGTTTTGGTAATTCACAAGTTCAAAGAATTCACTCTGATATTCATAGAATAATGGATTCAAGAGAATATGATTTTTATGAACTTGAACCACTAGAAGTAAAAGAAGTTTTACTAGATAAAAATAAACTTCCAAAAAAATCTAATGGAAAACCAAACTACAAATATTACGGAGCTATAAAAGGAAGTTGGTGTAACAATAAAGACCAACAAATTTTAGGTGATGGTGTCCACATACTGCCAATAGATACACAAATAAAAAGATATCCTGTTGTTGGTGAAAATGTTGTATGTGTAAATTATTTTGGACAAACTTATTATAGTGATATTATCAATATAAAAAACAATCCAAACAATAATATTAAAACAGGACTAAGTGATAGAAACAACACAAAAATTTCTATACAAACAACAGATGAAGATTTTAGATATCAAAGAAACATAGAAGCTAATCGTGGTGATTTAGTTTTAACTGGTAGATATGCTAGTTCTATAAAAATTGGTGAAAACGATTTAGTTCCAAGTGTTCAAATAGTAGCCGGACACAACACCGAAGAACTTGAAGTAAATGAACCAGTAAAACACGATTTAGAAAAAGATGAAGCTTCAATATATGTTCAAGGTAGAGGTAGTAGTCAAGAAATAAAAAATCCAAATCCAGATTTAAGTGATATTTATACTAAAGGTTCAGTAATTGTGTTGGATGCTGATTATATTGTTTTAAACGCCAAACAAGTTCTTAGACAACAATCAGGAGAACTTAATGAAGTTATTGGAAAAAATGTTGAAATAAAACATAATCAAAAAGACGGAACAATATTTACTGGTGAAACCAAAAAGATTTTAGATAATTTAAGAAACGGCCCTATTGAAGCTGTAAAAAGAGAAATTCAAAAGTGTATTGAAGAAATTAAAAAACTTGGTAATGTTCCACAAAAAGAATTTGAAGAACTAAAACAATTACAACAAAAGTTAAACAATATAAAAATTGACCCAAGTAAAACTTTAGGACAAATAACAAATTTAAGACCAACACTTAAAACAGATGAATTTGTAAAATTAGAAAATGAATATAAAAATGCTCAAAAAGGTTTAGAACAAGCAACACCGAAAGCTGCAACAGACCCAGTTGGTTTTGCAATAGCACTTGGTAAACTTACAAAAGTAATTAGTAAATTTGCAAAAGGAGATTTTTTAAGAAGGGATATCATAACAGATTAGGAGTAAAAATGAAATCGAATAAATTAGTATCATTAATAAAAGAAGTTGTCAAACAAGAGGTTAAAAAACAGATAACCGATATACTTATTAACGAAACAAATATTCCCAAAACAAAACCAGTAGTTAAGAAAAAAGTTAAGGAACAGAAGTTTACAGACAACTCGGTTCTTAATAAAATTCTAAACGAAACTGCTCAACAACAAGAAGAATACCCAACATTAGGCGGGGGAACTTTTGATACAAGTCGTATGACCGAAATGTTAGGATACGGCGGTGGTTTGGGAAATAAAGAAGTTAAACGAGAAGTAGCGGCCGCAAGCACAATGAAAAGTGCGGGTATGAATCCAGAAGCAGCTCCAGAGCACTTAAAGAACGCTTTGACAAGAGACTATTCAGATTTAATAAAAGCTATAGATAAGAAAAAAGGTAAATAATGGCAAGTGCAAGAGAAAATGATTTAAACCCAGATATTCGTATCGGTTTAAAACTACCTTTCAATAGAGGAAAGTCAGGTTTATTTCCACAAACGGAAACAACATTAGAACAAGCGGGTTCTAACATAAAAAACCTTTTACTAACCGCTAAAGGTGAACGAGTAATGCAACCTAACTTCGGCTCTCGTTTAAGAGATTTATTGTTTGAACAATATACAGAAGATTTAACCGAAAGAATAAAACAAGAAATACAAGAAGCAATGTCTACTTGGTTACCATACATTGATATAGCGAAAGTTGATGTAATTCAAAACGAAACCAATCCAACAGAAACAAAAGTAGATATTGATTTTTCTTTAAACTATGAACCAAATAGATTTAATTCTATCACATTAAATTTTGACACTACATCAGAGTCAACAACAACTAGTGGTGGGTATTAGGAGTAAATAATGGCATACAGAAGTAATAAAACTGGAAAAGTAAGTAAAGAAGTAAGATATTTAAATAAAGACTTCTCTCAAATTAGAAATAATTTAATTGAGTTTTCAAAACAATATTATCCAAACACTTACAAAGATTTTAACGAATCATCACCTGGTATGATGTTTATTGAAATGGCATCTTATGTTGGTGATGTTATGTCATATTATGTTGATTCACAAT